GATGCGTTGCCTAATGCTCTAATCTCTGTGTTTTGAGCAAGTGCTGTGCCACCAGAGGTCTTTGCCCTAGCTGTTAAGTCTAAAGTTGCATGATTGACCGCACTGTTGCTAGAGACAGTTCCTGCTTCTATTCTAGTTGTAACATCTCCACTGTCACTTCCCGCTGTGCCTGTGACATGTAGCTTATAAGATGTTTGAGAAGAGACAGCTCCAATGTTTAAATTCTCCGCACTCGCATCCCAGAAGAACTTTGGCGTAGTGCCTGTGTCCTCGTAGAAGCTGATGTCGCCTGTGCCACCGTCAATAACCATATTTGTTGTAGCAGTATTTTCATCGTCGCTTAGTTTCTGGAAGTATAGGTTACCTGCGTTCTGACGAATACGGTGATTTTGATCAGTTACTCCCGCTTCCATAAAATACAACATAGGCGCAGTAGAATTAAAGCGAACAGGTGAGCCATCCACAGTCAGCCCAGTAGTCGTAAGCGCACCTGTCATGGTGTCGCCAGTAACTGCAACAAAGTCTGTGGCTGCAGAAGTAGAAGCAGTACCTAGCCCATCAACAATAACGCCATCGGCAGCAACATCACGTCCATCAACAGTACCCCCCACAACAATATTACCAGATACGTCTAGATTTCCATTGTGGAGTTCTAAGTTTCCTGTTGGATCTAAGGTCATCCGAATTAAGTTAGAGGTTGCAAACTTTAGACTTGTAGACTCACGATTAAACAAAGAAACACCACCAATTCCATGTTGGCTGATGTGAAATCCATCAGATTGTGTAGAGCCTGTTTGACCATTCGTTAAGTGTAAAGCAGAAACGCTGGATGCAGCGGAAGAATGTATTTGAACATTTGTTGAATAACCTGAAGAAGGCGTAGTGATCCCAATCCCTAAATCCCCTAAGACAGTGGTTTTACCTGTAACATCAATACCTGCAGCAAAGTCTACGTTGCCCTGAAAGGTACCACCATTAGATGCAGAGACCATATCTGCTGTGGTAAAAGTTTTAAAGGCTATTATATTAACTTCATCTGATACAGCGGCACCGTTTGTAAGGACTACAGAAGAACCGTTGGTTGCAGTATAATCTGTGCCTCCTCCTTCAAGAACAATACCGTTTAGAGTAACAATAATGTTATCTACTGTATAAGACATAGTGTTAGAGTTTTCATCTGATCCAGAAAAAGTAGTTTGACCTGCTGTAGCAGTATAGATAAAGTTATTAAGGGAAGCACCTCCTGCAGCAGAGGCCGCAACCCACTCAGAGCCTGTCCAAATAAACATTCCTTGAGTTGAGGAATTATAAAATAGCGCACCTGTAGACAGAGCATTTCCATCATTGTCTACTGTTGGTTCCGAAGATTTACTACCTAAATATTTATCATCGAATTGATCAAATATTGCGGCAGCAGAAGCTGCGCTTGCTGCGGCTGCGATTTGAGAATTAGAGGCACCTGTAGCTGAAAGAGCGGCGGAAGTAACTGAGTTACCCGAGCTTACAACGTCAGCATTTGTTAATACAACGTCAGCATTTGTCAGTACAACGTCAGCGTTAGTTGAAACAACATCAGCAGCAGTAGCTACACGATCAAGTCCGGTTTGTACCCTATCCGCGTCAGCTAATAAAACGTCAGCGTTAGTTAACACAACATCGGCATTAGTTAATAGAACATCAGCATTCGTAGCTATACGATCAAGCCCTGTTTGCACTTTATCTGCTTCGGCCAGTACAACATCCGCATTAGTTAGAACAACATCTGCATGAGTCAATACCACGTCAGCGTTAGTGGCTATGCGATCAAGACCAGTCTGCACTTTGTCAGCCTCCGCTAACACCACGTCAGCATGAGTTAACACTACATCTGCGTTAGTTAACACAACATCTGCATTAGTTAGAGCAAGATTAGCGGCTGTAGTTTGGGCGTCTTGATTAGTCAGCACACGATCCGCTGCAACAGCTATGCGATCAAGTCCGGTTTGCACCCTATCTGCGTCAGCTAATAAGACATCAGCGTTAGTTAATACAACATCAGCATTAGTCAAGGCAAGGTCCGCGTTGGTTAAAACAACATCTGCATGAGTTAATACAACGTCAGCGTTGGTCAATACAAGATCTGAGGCTGCGGCATTTTCGCTAACCAAAGCAGCTGCAGCAGAGTTAGCTGCTTGTAAAGCATTAGCTGCAGATTCACTTGTAGAACTTGTAGAGCCTTCACCTGAGTCAAAAGCTCCCCCATCATCAATTGGTTCGATTATGGTGTCTGAGTCTCTAAATCCCATAGTACCCTCCTAAAGTAAACCACTGTACGCGAATGACATTGAGAGATTACCACCCCTGTTTCTTCGTACTATTTCTTCTTTATTCAATCCCGATATTTCTTGATCGAAAAGAACCATGTATTTTTGTATTTCTTCAGTGTCATTTAAATAAATAGACACCTCTAATAATGCTCCAAATAAAATAACTCTTTCATTTTCATCTCTTAACCAGTTAGCTGCTAATTCCCCTACCCAATAGTTTGCATTTTGTGCAAGTCTCGCGTCAAATGCTGATTCTGTTTTATCTGCAGCGGCTGAATAAGTTGTAGCTACCCCTCCAATATCTAAGGTACCTAATCCGGATTTCCAGTTATTATAAGTACCCGAGTAGGTTGCATTAAGTGCAGGGAGCCTGCGATAGTAGTGCAACTCTATTGAATCTCCACGACTGAAATTACCATGTAGCTTTATAACATTTCCAATCCTAGTGAAAAAGTGATAATCCTTAGAGCTACTAAGACCATCATTGAATGTTCTCACATCTACCCTTTCATTGTACACAATACCTGGGTTTTTAGTAGCAGTGTCTGCATTCCTGATATACATAATTTCAATCATGTCAGTGGGTGAAGTCATAGACAACACTTGCCCACCACCCCAAAAAGAGCTTGGGGATATGTCTGGAGTAACACCAGCTACTCCTGCTGCAGTTATTTCATCTTGGGTACCATTAACATCATAAATTTTAGTTATCTCTAGAGGCGGCACACGTAGTGTTCTGTAAGCCTTATCTGCTGCATAATCTAAACAACGTGTCACCACTGAGTCAGGCAAAACAGAAACATCTCTGTTTGCCCAGGATCTAATCAACCCTGCGTTATCACCAGTGAAGTCACCAGATCCTACAAATTCTACGTATGTTGCCATCTTAAATCTCCTTAATAAGACATGAGGTGGGGGTAGTTTTGCTTGAATATAATCATGAATTTAGCCATCATGTCTTTATCCTTCATCGTTGCCGAATCATGCAAATCAATACCCCACTTGTTTTTTATTTCAATGGCTACGATATCAGGAACTGTAGCGAACTTTTTAAACCCTAAGTCTTTTTTATTAAACCCACTGTCTGAAAGATCACGATCCTTTCTAGCCTGCTCTAAAAAAGGTTTTTCATCCTGGTATACTTTCCAGTTACTAGATCCATCCTCATCACATTGGATAGTGCCTTTAATAGTGCCATTCTCTGTGCCAGGTGTTACATCCCAACGTGCCATGTCCTCTTCCTCTTATTAAGTTGCCATCTCTACGAAGCGACCAGACTTACCAATGTAACCTAAAGTTGGGTTAACGATAGTCACGTTACCTGTAGAGTGGATTAAAAATGCTTTATCTATTTGATAACCACTAGCCGAAGCTGCAGATGTTGTCCAAGCACATCGATCTGCTGGTAGATGAAGCACATCTCCGACCAAGTTATTTCCAAGTGTATTTGCTGGGATTGTCCCTTTGATTACCATCATGTTCTATACCTCCTAATAGAATAAAATAGGGAAGGAGAAATAATCTCCCTCCCCTTTTTGTAATTACTCTAGGCCGTAAATCGCGCCACAGCCTTTTGGATTCTTAACTTCCAAAGACCATTCTTCGACAAACATGCCAACAGTTGAGTCACCTTTCTGACCGACTTCAACTTCTTGCATTGGACGCAATGTCGCAATTGCAAACCACTGTGGATCATATACAAGAGCACATGAATCTGCAGCGTCAAACTGTGTTGTAGTTGCGTCAGTAGTTGTGTGTGCAAGGCCCATGATGTAGTTTGGAACTACCATCAAGTCACCAAAGTCTGACATGTAAACGTCTACCGATTGGCGAAGTTTACCATCTTCATCAATGTTGCGACGAACACCTGTATCTGCAACCATAAGGTCAGAGAAGTCACGGCGCAGTTTTGGGGATACCATGATACGAGAAGCTGAACCACCGTTTTCATAGATCTTTTGCATCACTGAGTCAATGTCTGTGAGAGCCAAGGCAGCTTTAGCCGCACCCGAAGCAACAGTAATAACTGCTGTACCAGCGTTAGTTGTTGATGGTGCTGTGAAAGCACCTTTAAACACACAAGTATCACCACTGTTTACGAATGACTGGAAACCACCAGTCTGACGAGCACCAGAAGTAGTTTGCTTGTTATATGTGTTTACAACATCAAACTCCATGTCACGGCGCATTTCTGTGCCACGCTTTTTCAGCTGATATGCATACTCATCTGCAACACCTGCTTGATCAATAGCACGGCGGCTACCTGATACTGAGATTGTTTTGCTGTTGATTTGAGTGTCGTTACCCCACCGTGTACGCATTG